AATCAAATGCTTCAGTGCCAGCCGAAGATAGGCGGTAAAATTTCTTGCCTGCAAGTGCGTAGTAGTCATCGCAATACTTACTCACAAAGCCAGTCGCCAGCTCGCTGTTTATCCTTGCGATGGTCGCGGGGCTCGCGCCCTTTGCAAACGCGAGATTTCCTATGGATGGCTCTGTGCTGTCTATCGGATCGGAAGTGCCGGTGTTTGGTGCCGTGTCTGATATTGTGTAAAAATCAGGAGATACGAAAGCGTGATTATTAACTGTGTATAAATCTGCCGACGCTTTACCTATCTTCGACCAAGAACTTATCTCCCACACGCCCGCATTCAGTGTCCTAGAAACGCTAAACACTCCCTGGCCAGTAACGTATTCTATCGCCAGGATTTCGCTTGCAGATATGCCTATAACGTGAACACCGGCGCTGTATGTGCCCTCGCTTAGTAGCGAGCCGTCCTCAAAACTTCTTATCTGCAAGCTAGGATTGTACGGGTAAAAAGTCTCATTCACTGCGACTGCTATATTACCATCGTAACTTTTATGTACTACAACTGGTGCCGTGTTCGGTGCAAACGTTTGACTCCATTTCAATGCTAGGTCGGCACCGTTAGAAACGGCTCTTTCGTATTGATAGAGAGTGCGACTGCTGGCGCTGTACCAATAGGCAGCCAGGTTGCACAGGTAGCCCGGTTCTGTGTGCTGGTCAATGAATCTGCGTACATCGCTCCCGACCTGCCAGTTATCGAAGTTTTTCCAGAGAGTGAAGTTAGCATGCTCATAGCACCTCATCCTATAGCCCGATGTAGACACCCAGTCTATGAACGGAAGCGCACCATCGCAGCAGGTTAACTCCTCGCCGCATAGATTGTATTGCCCGTAGGTTAGATCGTTCATTAGAATGGCGGGGTGAATTGTATCTGGATGCAGTCAACGCTAATTATTGTGTCACCTGCGACAGTTGCTATTTTCCCCTCTCCCGATCCATTAACCAGAATGTCAGTCAGGAAGTAATTGTAAACATCCATCTGAGTGACTACCGCAATGTCACTTCCAGACACGCCAAAAACATAGGGTCGTGTTTTGGTAGGAACGATGATATTTGTGGCAGAATCCCACGTTGCTTTATCAACGTCCTGCGTAAGTATCACTTGGAATATCTGTTCACCACCACCACCACCGCCGCCACCACGATTCCTACGCCGCCTCGGTGGTGCGCGATTAGAGGTTTTACCAGCCCCAACAATACGGCTTATTTCCTTGAGCCGCTTGATACCTTGTCTTGATAGGGAATACCTATCTCCGGCAGCCATTAGAGGGCAACCCCGGTGGCCTTAATGTCCACCTGCAAGATACTGGCATCAATCGCATAGCCTAGCCTGGTGTACCTGTCCGTACTCAATAGATTAGTGGCTAGCGTAACCCCGCCATCAGTTCTCGAAACGCAATACTCCTTGCCCTGCGTCAGTGTCCCACCTACCACCATCGGCCCATTGGTAACTAAGATAAACCAGCCATCGGTAGCAGCATGAGTCAGCGCAATACCACCGGCCAATGCGGTTGCGTCATCTACATCGCAGCTTGCAAGCCACCACGTAGCATCAGATTTCTGGTAGCAACTTTGGCCCCTCGCTATTGCCTCTCCGGCCTGCGCGAGCAGGTAGGTTACGCTCTTGCCGCCTAGCTTTACATTCGCTGCTGTGATAGTTACATCTGCCATTATTATCTCAGTAGGGTTGCGTAGTCTTTTTCAAACAGATAGCGATAGGTAATAGTGGTTGTATTGTCGCCGCCCTTGTCGCCATCGAGTTTTAAGTTGATCGGATCGGCCATAAATTCGCCATCTTTATCAGTTGCCCGCACCCAGTCACTCACCGCACCGTCCCAGTAGTCGTAGCCAATGTTGTTTAGAATTAGGTCCGTGGTTTCCTTGACCTCAATTCGGGTAACCCCTGTCCAGAAAACAATGTCGTTCTCTGTCTGCATGCCACTGGAATCAGTGAGTAGGTACTTGAGCGTATTGGCTGCAAATCCATCTGTTATTTTGCTGTTAGTCGTGCCCTTAAAACCAGGATCTGCTGCCTTGGTTGCCCGCTGATTAAGGGCTGTAATCTGCGCCAGAGTTGCGTAATTCTTCTGTATCACAAGCACTGCGTTTCTATCGGTGTCTACAAGAGGCTCGTCTGGTGCCTTACCTGCCGCATTAACAATTGGCCCCTCTTTCCCTGATGCCCGACTCCCGCCCTTACCATCACCATGAGTTAAATCAACTTGATTCTTCGCCTTATCAATCACCCTCTCAGTCTCGATATACTCCACATTCACAATTGCAGGCCGTAACAACGGGTTGCTGTTCTGCTGCTGCTGATCCTCGCCCGCCTCCGGTGTCTCATAGGTAGATGTCACCGTCCACAGCTTGCGACTACCATCAACCGGACTAACTGCCAGCGTCTTCGCCATCAGGAATGTGCCAGGATAGAACTCGCCGCGTAAGGGAACCGGATCGGGTGACGCAACCTGCCCAGCGACAAGCACGGCTAGTGGTGATGTCTGCGCGGTATCGAACTGCACTAGGTAGGGTTGCGTAATCGAGTCTTGGTAGCGACTGGTGAACGTGCCGCCTAAGCTCTCGAAATGTTTGTTGCTGGTGGTGGCCATTAGGGGATGTCCACCGCTGGTGCGTTTATGTTTAGTGTATTCTTGGCGATCTCTGCGAGTAGTGTGTTGCGCTTCTTATTTAGCTTGTCATCATCTCGCTGCCGCTTAATCGCTGCACGCTGCCTAAATGAATCTGCCGTACCTGCCTCTGCAAATGAGAGCGTGCCGCGGCTGCCGCCGCCTGTCGCTTCCTTAATCGGCGAGTTGCCGCCGCCTGTCGCTTCCTTAATCGGCGAGTTGCCAGCCTTGTCCTTCATTAACATAAACTCAAGCTGGGCGCGGCCACCTAGTGCAGATAGCCCCTTTGCTCCGTCGCCAATCTTACTGAGCGCCCCGGCAATACTGCTGCCAATTGAGCCAGCGAACTTTTCCCGGTCCGCCTTGGCCTCATTGTATTGGCCTTTAAGCATGTCGTTTGACTGCATCGGGAAACGTCCCAGGTCGCCGCTACTAACTGCTCGGTTCTTCGTATTGTGGTGAAACGCCTTAAGCCGTGCGTCTACTGCATCAGATTCATCGGCCTCTCCACTCAATGCGCTGATGATATAACCAAGCCCCCCGCCTAGTGAACCCTTGCCGCGAGGGCTAAGTCGATTTGCAAAACCTTCAGCTTCACCGCCCATGGATTCCATCGTCATGGACCATTCAACAGCAAGTTCCCGAAATAATCCTTTCCATCCCAAGGCAACTCGCGTGAACTGGTCATTCATGTTTTCAATCTGCCTGCTGCTTAATCCATCGAATGTCATGCCCAGTTCAATGGCTTTCGCATTCATAGCATCTAATCCACTTGTTCCGTCCTTTAGGACGTTAATCATCGCAACGCCCTCACTGTCAAATAGCTTAAATGCTAGCCTCAGCTTGTCAGAAGAGCTCGATACGCTACCTAGTGCATCCCCAACTGCACCCAATTGTTTATCTAGTGGCAAGCGATTTAACGCACTTGCCTCTATTTTCAATTCCTTTAATGCCTTTACTGCCTCCCCAGTGCCATTCGCTGCTTCTGCAACTCTGCGTTCCATGCGCTGAGATGCCATCGCCATTGCATCCATTGACATGCCGCCAGACTCAGCAGCCAATTGCATGCCGCTTAGTGTCTGCACACTTACGCCGAGTTTGCCGGATATCTTGGCGATCTTATCCATTTCGACAGCAGCCTGCCGTATGCCAAGCGTTAAGCCAGCGAAAGCACCAATCGAAGCAGTTCCAATAGCTACACCAATTGCTTTCCCAGCCTTCTTGATGTCTTTAGAAAAATTAGAGGTTTCATCGCGGGCACGCTTCAGTCCCTTGCTGAATTTCTCAGTATTCGCGGCAATGTTTACAGACATCCCGCCAATGACTTTACCGCCTGCCATTAAACACCAAACCTTGCTCGCACCTGCGTTAAGAATTGCTTAGGATTCATGCGATTGGATTTCTTCTTAGTGGCTACAATGCGAGGTATGTAATACTCAGGCTTCTGCGCTTTGAATTGGGAGCTTGCACCTAATGCACTCGCCACGGCACCCACTTCATTATGCACTGTCGATGCGATAGTCCCTGCCTGCTCCCAGTCATTTCCCCAAGGCTCTTGCCTATAGCACTGCCACCAAGCCCTTAGTTGTTCAACCGTCATGCTGTCTAGCATTCCCTCAACGTCTATCGTGTGTGCAACAGTTCTCGCCAAATGGTGTGCAAACATCTGCTGTGGATTCAGTTTTTTTTAGCGTCATTTGAGTATATATTACAGTGAGTCACGCAAGCCTCAGCCAGCTGCTTAATCAACTTTGCGTCCTGCTCAAGCAACCAGTCCAAGTCCTCTTTGGTAAATAACTGATTGCCATCACCATCTACCGCTGAGTAGATAATCAGTAGCAAGCCTTCCTTACCCTCGTTGGCTTTATCTTCCGACTCATTACCGTACTTGATGATTTCACCCGCCGACAAACTACGTAAGCGGAACTTGCCGAGGCCATCGATAACCTCATCAGCAAACCGCCGCTTTACCGGGTTGGCAAATAGTTTTTCTCTTGTGACGTATCCGTTACTCGTCGTCATCGTCATCGTCCTCGATAAGTTCTGGCGGCACTTCCGGTGCTTGACTCGTCTGTTCGTCGGGAGGCCCGTATTGACCATCAGCTTCCCGTAGTTCGGCCACCTGCCTTCGGATATCCTCGTGTAGTGCCTCTGGTACACCTGGCAGGAACATAACCCTTGCGCCCGTAAATCGACCGCAGACAGCCACCTGCTTGCCGTTATGAAATACCCTATCGATATCCTGTTTGATTTCCTCGCCGGTAATCAGGTGGTTTCCGACTAGCTGCTCGATGGTTGTGTCCATGCTATGCCTCTACGGTGAATGTTGGCCCAGTTGCGCCAGTCCACTCAACTCGGCCCGTGCCGCGTTGCAATGTGCTGGTAGCAAGCTCAGGCGTACTAGTTAGCGTCGTGATCCCAGTTCCAGCCAAAGTAGCCGCTGCCGAACTGCCTGGCACGCTCTTGGCGAAAGTGATAGTTACCGTCTGCGCCACTCCGTCATTGACTTGCACGGCAACCGATCGATCGAATAAATACTCAAAATCAAACCCGCCTGCGTCCGCTAAGTCCTCTGAGATCTTCGTCATGAACCCGGTAGTACCGAGGTGTGAAGTATCAATGAGTCCTCTGGTAATCTCGGAGCTACCGAAATTCAAGAAGCTGGCCGTGAAGGCTGATGTGGTAAAGGCGATGCTCGCGCCATGTCCTGTGTCAATCGCCATGCCTGGCTCCTTATTCTAAAGTTGGTGCAAGCACCGTGTAAAAGATCGAAAAGTCAGCACTGTTTCGATAAATCCAATTTCCGCTACCGTCCTCTGGCCTCTCCACTGAATCATCCTCGCGAATGATTGTGGCTTCTTTGATAAATTCGTCCCCTGCTGATCCCCGATATCCGCTTACTCTGTTCCGTACCAGTGCCCACAGTTCATCTGTTGCACCAATCGACTCACCGTAAATATCAAGTTGAACGATTGCTTCATTGATTGTTGCCTCACCCAGCAAGTGGTAGTTCCTAGTGGCGCTAATTGTCTGCAATGTGATACTTGGATTCTTGCCCGCATCAGGGACTCGGCCTGCGTAAATTCTCCCGTCAACTAAGTCCCGTATATCCTCATCTTCGATCAAGAATTTTCGCAAGCCTTTTTTAATGCTCATGTTTTCTTAACCGTTCTGGCTTCGTCGTTAATGGCTTCTTTCAGTGCTTCGATGTACTTGCGTCTGATTCGTGCTTCGTTGCCGTAGACTGCTGGACGCAGGAACGAATCGGCTTTCATCTTCTTGGTCCCGAACTCATGGAACGCCCCGTAAAACTGTTTGCCCTTAAAGAACCCGTCTCGTGTTTGTACCTGGTGGCCTATTCTTGTCCGACTTCGCTTAAGTGCCTTGACTGTCAGGGACTTTTCTAACGCCCCTGTTTCAATTGGTGCTGCTGCCTTGGCGTCTGGTAATACGATTTCCTTGGCCGCTGCCCTGGTAGCTTTGCGGCTGATCTTGAGTTGAAACCGGCCCTCCATGCCTCGCAGCTTTCTATCTAGCTCCTTATCACCAGTCAGCGTTATTCCCTTGCCTGCTTTCCTGGCCACCTCAAACCACCTCCAAACACATCAACTCAAGTGTGCGATTCCGCTCATCTACGTTGATTGCCGATACGATATTTAGGATGCGTCCGTTTAAGTTGACTCGCATTTTGTTGGTGATGCCATCAATCCACGGCCTGCAAGTCAGCTTGTGCGTCACCTTGCCATGCACCTGTTGTGCTTGCAGGATTTCCTCGCCATTCATTGGCGTGACTAAAAACCAATCCTTGGCAAACTCAACCCACTTCTCTGGCACATTATCAAAGTCGCCAGCCTCGCGGTCTTTGCATTCGATGGTTACCAGATGCCTCATGCAGTACCCTCAGCAGGTGAGTAGTGCATTTCGACTGTAATTTCATCAGTAATGCTTGCCAGCTCAACACCGCCAGCACAGCTAAACGCCACGGCTGTCTCAGCGGTTGAATTGGAGGTATCTTTAACAACTACTAGCCTCACGTACCTGTCGATTGGCCTGCGTATTGCAATTGCAAACGCCTGATCGTCGTCGTCAGCAGCAACCGTAATGCCGGTTGCCTCTAGATCCGCAAATGATGTATCGTCTGCCGACTGCTGTAGCTTGATCGAAGTCACTGCCGATGCAGCGATGGCAGCAAACTTGCAGATAAAAACAATCCATTCCCGGCCAGCCATATCGACTGATGCACTGTTTCTAACTGCCGTACCAGCAGCGTAATCCAAAACATCCGAAACTAAAAAATCTTCCATGCGCGCCATGATATCTACCTATGGGTATGAGCCGTGAGATGCAGCATGCAGCAGCGACTTTGCCGCCTGTGGTGCATCTCGTAAGTTTTTACTGGTAGTGCTTTCCCGGTTCTCAAACCAGTGACCTACCACCAGCTTGATTGCCTCTTTGAATGTCTCCGGCACAGCACCAACGGTTGCATTGCCTGAGATGTATGTAATCGTGATCGGTGCTGCCACGCCCTGAGTCCTGATAGTTGGTAGCGTGATTCCGTATCCACGTAGAACGCGGCCTGGCTTGCTGTCGGTGTCTACCACGTATTGATCGGTTGCGAGCGTTTGGCTTGCTCCGTCACCGTCCATGTACGTTACGCTAGTTACCGATTGCAGTGGCGACTTATTCAAGCACATCTGGTCTTGCCAGCCATCAAACGTTTGCCGCCAGGTGGTCGTGTAAATGCTCTGCCGCGTGAACACTTCGCACCATTCCCGCGCAGCCTTGCCGAGTGAAGCGATGTAAGAGTCCTCATTCTGGGAGAATACTTGCAGATGCTCTTTTAGCTCAGCTAAGCTAACTGGTTCAAGCGTCGGTGCTGTGACTAGCGTAAGTGCCAAGACTAAATCTCCGTGGCGGTTTCGACTTTTTTCTTACGGGTCGATGGCTTTGGCGTTGGCTCTTCTGATTCGGCAAAGCCAGCCTCGATTAGCCGTCCCGCTTCTGCGTCTCCGACTTCGCAGATATCGCCAGGATTGCGAACAAAGTCATTCCCTGCCATCGAAGCAATCATTTTTACTTTCATTTTCTCGCCTCTGGATTGAAAACAGAAAGCACACCCCCACGATTGAGGGTGTGCTTAGTTGCTTAGGAAGAAGCCATAATCATATGCTTGATAGCTGCCGCCTGGGTGACGACAGAATCAGAACGCATGAAGGCAATAAAGCCAGTCTGATCAACGTCGCGGTATCGTTCTTCGAGTCGATGCAAACGCAAGTTGGCAACGTCACGAATGACGAACTTGGAGAAGTCACCGAACAACATCACCTTATCGGATGCAGTAGCAGTAGCCGACATGTTCTGGTTGATGGTGTAAGGATATCCGGCCATCATGTCAGGGGTTCCGGCTTGGAATCCTGGCTGCCAAATGTACTGCAAGTCCGTTGTTTTCAGCTTACGCAAGATCAGCAGAATGGCATCATTCAACATGAAGCCCACTCCGTTTCCTGATCGGTAGGCTGGATTGATGGAGTGAACCAAGTCCAGCACCTCGTCGGCAGTAATTGCCGTGGCTGAAGCATTGGTCTTGCCTAGTGCAGAACCAGTCACAACGCCCTGCGGCTGACTGGAGCCAGTGCCGGTAGTGAACTGGGCCGCTTGAATGCGTCCCAGCCGTTCGCCTAGCAGCGATGGGACCAATTGTCCCATATTAAACGCACTGTCCGTAAGCAATTCCTCAGAAACCAAGATGGCCTTAGAGGAATACTTATATGCGTCCAATAGCACCTGGGCAAAAGTTGGATCAACACTGGCACCGATTGTGGTTGATTCTGCAAGCAGCACGCCAGTATTGGCGGTGTCGTTCACAGTTGGAATCTCAATTTGGTTCCCGGAGTCCGTGCGAATGACGCGAGAAACCTGCCGAGGCCCGTTGAATGCCAGCATGGTTCGCTCTAGCTCATTTAAGAAGCCTTGAGGGACCGTGTAGCCACCATCGGCAGCCGTGCCAACATTCAATCCGACGCGGTTTTCAAGCAGTGCTTTACCGCTGCGGTTCCACGCCGGTTCCGTATTGGCACCATAGTTACCTAAACGTAAATCCAGGCTGTTGCGCCGTGGATTCATGCCAGACAATTGGCATGCTTCTTCCTGTTGCGAAGTCAGCTCCAGGCCGTTTTGGTTTCGCAACCAGGCTTGAAGCGAAAGCAACCGATGCTCGTCGGTGCATTGCACCATACCGCCTTGATTGCCTGCTCGATCCTCGCGCCCAAACTTGCGAGTTTCCTTGAGGCTGTCCTCAATACTGGACGCTCGATCTAGACGCTCTTGGTTCTGCTGCGTCTTTTCGATAACGGACTGAAGTGAATCGAACGCTTCATTGACTCGCGCCCATTCGGTTTCATCTTCGCCGCCCCATTCCTGGGAGTCGTCGTTGCACTTATCGGCAAGACTGCGAATCTTAGTGGCTAGCTCACCCTTCTGCTCTAGCAATTCTTTGATAGTCATCTTTCAGCACTTCCCGGCCATCGGCCTGGTAGCGCATTAAAAAAAGCGGCAATACTTGCCGACGACCTTAATTGTAAGGTTGTCAGCAGACATCACCGCTTTGCGACTATTCTGCGAATGAACCGACGGGTTAGGCTTTGCCCATCCTCCGTCAAGCTCTACCTGGGATTCTAGCGACTTTCTATGACATGTCAACTACTTTTAGCCGTACTGCCTTTTTTCGACCCTCTCGGCTCCTGGTGTCCTGCTGTTCCTGCTCGCTGTCCTTCCATGCCTTTCGCTCGGCCTTTGCCTCATCGTCCTGTCCATCGGTACGCAGCGAAGTGCTGGCAGCTTCGTATGCTGGATAGGTTACAGGGCCGACGTCATACAGCTTTACCGACTTGATAACCCGTACCTCTCGCTCCCCATCTTCCTGCCACTCTGCTACCTCTGGCACAAATGCAAAGCTACTGCCGGTCAGGTCACCACGCTCGATTGAGGTAGCAACATCCCGGCCCATCTGGGTGTCTGGTAGATCGATCTCGTACCGCAGGCCCTTGTCATCGGTGGACAATCGGAGGGTGCCTGCGGTGGATCGGCCCAACAGGTGATCGGATTCGTGGTTGTAAAGTCCACGCACATCATCAGGACGGCTCAATGCTTGGCTGAATGCGTCCCTGTCGATACGCTCAACCGCACCACTCCACAATTCGTACTCGGTTCCCGCTTCACCCTCGCGATGAAACACTGCACCATAGCCTACCGCCATCCTCGTACCATCTTCACGCTGCTCAATTCGACATTCGCTACCGCCAGTTATTCTGCGTTCCATGTTATTTACTCCAAACCTTTGATACTAACTCAGATGGCCTATCCGCTGACAGGCTTTTTGCTTCTCCTAAAATCCTGGCCTTTAATGTCTTAGACTCACCTTCTAGCTCCGTTAAAATTAAGTTTCTGTAGTCCGACTTCAAGCAGGCAGAGAAGTAATCGCTCTCTTCCGCCATCAGGCCAGACGCTCTAGCGTTTGTGCATGTGCTTTCAATGTTCCTCTCCAGTTTCTCGCATTCCTTGCCTAGTGAATTCTCTAACCAGATCTGTAGCTTGCCTGGCGTAGTCGCCTTACTTGCTGCGCACTTGCCTATCCGCTGATACTCCCTGCCAATCTCATTCAGCAGGAACACGCTCAACATCTGCCGAGCAACATCATTGCCAGCGTCAACTGGTTCGTCCGGTTGCATGTCCGGTTCTGGTAGCTGTCCGACTGGTGCCATGTCCAGCGTGATGTAATGCGTCTCACCTAAGCTATCTGGCAGTGGATTCATGTTTTCGATGTTCCGTAGCTCATCGATGGACATTAGCCCCATTCGTAGTGCCTTGGTGTGTCCGTCCATGCGGGAGTTGTAGTCACCACGCAGGAGGGCACTGACCAAGAACTCAACATAGTATTCTTCCCTCTTAATCTCGCTCGTTTTGAATAGCTTATCGTTACATTCGTCCTGCCATCTAATCAGCCACGGCATTAAACTGTAGATAACATGATCTATAGCTTGCTGCTCAATGTTGCTATATGTCGAGTGCGTGTAATCACCTACTTTATGAGGGGACAGGTTGTGCCAGCTCGCAACCTCCGACCTACTAAACTCCCTGGACTCTAAGAATTGAGCGTCTGTATTGCTTATTGAAAATGGACTAACCTTACCGCCACGATCTAAGAATGCTGGCTTGTTCGCGTTGCTCGCTCCACCATGCCTGGTACTCCAGTTTTTAAGAATGTTCATGGCGGTCTCTTTATCAACTGCATCAGGGAACTCTAACACCAAACCCGGCTTGGCATCGTTGGCGAAGAACCGACTAGCGTACCTCTGGGCCTGTATTCCTCCCGATAATGACTCTCTCGCAAGCTTAATAACTGACTTTCCCTCTAGTCCATCGCTCGAAGGGCCGCGCAGGTGGAACACATCGGAGGAATCTAGCACCTCTTGGCCTCCCTGCGTTGGCCGATACACGTACTTTAAGTCACCATCCATGCGTGTTGGCGTGATAGTTCCCGCATCAAATGGCCATAAACCTGCTACTTTTCCGCCAATTCTCTCAATAAATGCGTAGGAATTGCCTAGATTCAGGCATTGCATCGTCATTAATTGCTTGAACTGGAATGGTCCTAGCTCTTTATTGGGCCTGCGATGAAGCACCCGGTAGGTTGGGTGGTCAACTGCTCGCTCTTTGCCCTTGGGTTGCAGTCGCCTGTAAGTGATTAGCGGCAACTGTGCAACGTCACCACTGATAACGTTTACTGCCTGCCACCACGGCGCGAATGTGCTGGCCGTGTTCTCGTTCACTACTAGCGGGCTAGCGTCACCGCCTGCATCGTCCAAGTATGGATCTAGTGGCGTGCTGGGATTTTCCATAGTGCGGAATGCTGAGTATATGTCTGTTTCTGCCATGATTAAAATTCCCATTCCGTATCGAATACACTGGCTGTCTGTGGCTCCATCGTCTGCCCAATACCAACAGCCATAATTGCCGCCACGATGCCATCTATCTTCTTGCCGCTGGCTCCGTGCTTTGGCTTGACTGGCCGAATATTTCCGTTCTCGTCTGTCTTGACTTCCACATTCTCAGCCATCCAGGTTAGTACCGGGTCGTCTCCGTGATCGAAGTCGTGACTAATAACGGATCGCTCTAGCTCCTTGCTCGGCCCGCCTAGAGTTGCGACACCCTGCCGCATCTTGACCATCGCGAGCCCCTGGTTCTCCAGGTGGATTCGTGTAGGCTCGGCATTCCACGGATCGTAGCCAATCGCATCGATGCCGTACCTGTCAGCGTCCGCAAGAATCCTGGCATGGATGTATTCGTAATCAATCGCATCCCCTGGAGTCACAGTAACATAACCCTGCAACTCCCACCGCGAGTAAGGAACTCTGTCTTTTCGCTCTATTTCTTTCATGCGGTTACGCGGAATGAAGTAATGGCCACGAACCCGCCAGCCTGGCTCTAGTTTCTGAGCGATCACCCACGCTGCAATGTCCGTGGTACTCGCAAGGTCCAAACCACCATAGACAGTTTCCCCATCTTGAATATCTCCCTTTTGAACTCTACACTTCCGCCAATCGAGCATTGATAGCCAACGGGATTCTTGGCTTGTCCATTGATTCAAATGCAACCTCCTGAATGTATTCTGTGCAGCCGGTTGCCGCTTGGCTTTCTCGCACTCTCGCTTGATGTAGTCGAGAGGTACGCTGACACCAAGGTTCGGGTTGGCCTTCCGCCATACCTTCTCCTTGGTCCAGTCGTCGTCCTCGGCAGCTTCGTAGATCACCGGTAGAAAGGTAGCGTCTTTTATCTCGCCACGCTGCACGCCCTTGCCGTATTTGTAAACCTCATTGCAAACAGAGTCTGAATCGAAACCTGCCGTGGTAGTAATTAGCTCAAGCGGCTGCGTGCGGTTGGCAGTGGAGGTATGTAGCGAGTCGTAGCATTCTCTGTGCTTGGCCGATAGCCATAAATGCAACTCATCATAAACACCAAAATGTTGGTTGAGTCCGTGGCCGCCTGCCTCATTCGCTGGGAGTGCATGGAGGAAGTTATCACCGTAGATGATCCGCCGCACAGATGTCCTGATCTGGCAACTCCTGGCTAGCGTTGGGTTAGCTCGAACCTGCATGGCTGCGATGCGAAACAATAGGGACGACTGCTCCCGGTTGTGAGCTGCACAATAGCACTGGGCTCCAGCCTCTCCATCGCAGAACAGCATTAGGTTAGCGATGCCTGCCGCGATGGTTGTCTTTCCGTTCTTGCGAGGGACGAACCATAGGCATGTCCGGTATCGTCGATTGCCCTTTTTATCCACCCAACCGAATAGAGTCCGAATGACATCAGCTTGCCACTGAGCCAATACTAGCCGCTGTCCTGCTAGCTCACTTTCGATATGCTGCAATGCCTCATGGAAAAACCCCACCGCATTCTCGGCCTTGCTTACATCGTACCGATAGCCCTTCCTGTCTCGGCCAGGTTTGTAGCCGTTGATGTTTTTCGGATAGGTTTTCGCTACTGCAATCATGCTAAGTATTTTGCTGTTGGGTCGTCTTCGTGCTGCCGTTCGATTCCTATTTTTGCTCTAGCCACTGGTGTCATGCCCATTTCAATCAGCAGCTTCGTGCATGCGTCTCGGTATTTGTGGAGTTGATTGCTGTAGGGATTTACCTTGACATGCTCATTCCCTTTTGCATCAACTTCAATTATCACGATCCCCAGTTCGTCTACCTTCTCTTGTGACTCTCGGAATTTACTATAGCTGTCTGCATACAGTTCGAGCAGCGGAGTTTCTGCCAGCGTAATTGCACCGCTTGGCCCCATCTGTTTTGTGACTTCTAGCCAAGCCTCTTTGGCAATATCGCACAATCTTTCTGGTGGCTGTGGCATTCCTTTTCTTGGTTGCGGTTCGGACTGGACGGCCCGCTTTCCTGGGTTGCCTTCGTGCAACTTTATCGATGCCGGTTTTGGTTTCCTGCCTCTTGCCATGATGGCCTTTCCCTCAAACGCTCAATTCTGCGAAAAAAAACGACACAT